TTATTGCTGTTTAATGTCTGATAAAACTGAATGTTGCATTTCTGCCCTATTCGTTTTCGATTGTTGCCGGTGTCCATTCTATTATGGCAGATTCAATGCCGGTTTCATGTACAACCTCTGTGCGTTCCACGTATCCACGTTTTTTGCCTTTGGTCTTTAAATAAAATATTGTGGCCGTTGTATTGCCATCTTTGATTTGCCTGTGCAACTGCGATTCCGCAAAATCCAATGTCATATCAGCTAATGCATCAACTGCCTCCCGGTATGCTAAATCCTTTTGCATCCATTCATAATGCACAGATCGTGGAATCTCTGTTGCCTTCGATGCTGTTGTCACAATGCCCAATGATTTTTCAAGGGCATCCAACATCCGTTTCTTGTTCAACTTTGTCACACGTGCATTTACCGCCATATTCTATTTTTTTAATCTGCAATTTAACCCATTTTCAATGAAATGATTGTATGCCATTTGCCTTTGTTCCTCTGATTCAAAAACCACTTCAATTAGAAATTGATCCTTTGGATCAGCCGTTTGATCAACAGGCAATTCAAACCCTAATTCCTTATAAACAGGCAAATCAACCCCCCATTCAGTCAAATCATCTATTTCCCATTGATTGGCCAATACATCCCAATCCCACTCACCAAACCCGGCATTGTCCACAATTATAAACCGTTTCTGTTGTTCCGGTGTCAATGCTGATGCCTTTATAATTGGCACACGTTTCAATCCTGCTTCAATACAGGCACGCAAACGCATATTGCCACCCAATACAATCATATTGTCATCAACAATAATTGGCCTCAATTGCAACATTTCCGGGAACTCCTTAATGGACTTCACCAATTTTTTAAACTTATCATCTTTAATCAAACGTGGATTGTTCGGATGCGGAATGACTAATTTTATGTTTATATCCTCAATCATTATGCTGTAAACAAACGGCCTTCGCAATCTGTATTTTGGTTGATTTTATCAATCTGCTCCTGATTATTATCATAATGGATGCCAATGTCCAAACGTTTGATTGTTTCCCATTTGTCTGCTCCATTTGTAAAATAGATTCGTGTATGTGGTATGCCTAATTCATCAGCCACCTCATAAACACCGGCTGACATTCTGCGTTGTCTTGCTGTTATAATGTACACGGTCATCCCTTCATCAATAAACCTTTTGGCCATTGCCTGTCCTTTATCTGTTGATAATGTATCATCAAAATCAAATGAAATTTTATTCTTGTCTGCCATTATTTTGTTGGTTAATTAAATAAATCAATAATAATATTATAATGCATTTTAAGCCATCAATCCACCAAACAATTGTGATTAAATGATTATGATCCATTATCCTTTAAATTTTAATAACTCCCGGTTAATATACCACAATGATTTTTCCAAATCCTGTTTCTTGTTGCCTTTGCTGTCTGCTCTTAAAATATATTTGATTGCGTTTCCTAAATTAAAATCCAAATGGAATGATTCAATTACATCAATTGCCTCGATGCCTCCATCAGATTGATAATGTTGCGGATGATCCACCATTTCACGGCTCTCATTTTTCATTTTATATTGATTAGGTAAATGTGTGCTTTTGTTTCAGGCAGTTATTCATCACCCAACTGCGCAACAAATTTAATTAGTTTTTCCATAGGTTTGACATTGGTTTATCCCAACAATCAATTCCATAAGATTTTAACAAAATATTAATCTGTGTATTCAACGAATCTTTCTTTGTTTGATTCATCTGATCCATTTCCATTCCTAACATAAAAAATGCCTCCATTGCTGTACAGGCATTTTGAAACGTATCCAATGCATCAGGTAAATCCGGATCATCATTTTTATTGTTCGGAAATAGAACATTCATTGTTTTTTCCAACTCCCTGATCATTTGCTTTGTGATCATTTTCACCCCCTGTTTGTTTGCCGGATGGCCTTGCCATGATCCATCGATGAAATCCAACATATTTTGCGATAATGCAAAGAATGTCAATAATCTGATTTTGTCTGTTGTCGCTTTCATAGGTTTTTAATATCTAAAATTTCCTTTGGGAATTTATATGGATCAATACACAAATCAATTTTGATTAATTTATAAAATATCATCATGTCCTGTATTTCCTCAATTATTTCCATTGCTTCATCAGTCGATAATTGATCCGAACATTTCACATCGCCATTTACCCATATTTGATCATCGTGCATTGTCATGATAATGCAATTTTTAGGTTTCTGACACGATTATAAACCGGCCGTTTTTCTCGTTCTGATCCATGTTCCAACCGGGAAATGCAGGTTTCTAGGAATAATTTTGGATTATCAATGCGTTCCCATGCCGTGATTTGTACCGGCTCCTGACTAAAATTTGGATCGGCAATTCTTTCCTTTGCCCATACAATGGCTTTTTCTCTATTTGTCATCGTATTGTCATTTGATTTTCAAGTTTTCCATCAATATATCCTGATCTGTATGCGGCCATAACTTTGTCCTGTTCAATAAATTTGTTTGCCTCATAGTATTTTAGCTTTTCAATCAATTCATCCAATGATCGCACAATTAGGTATTCATATCCGCATTCCCTTGCTTTTGCTTCAAATTCCTTTTGATTAGGTTGCTGATAATTCCCAACAATTTTGACCTCTATAAACAGGCCATGAAATGATTGGTTTGGCAAAAGGATCAACATATCTGCCACACCTGCTTTCACTCCCTCTGCCTTTAATTTGCCGGCAACTGCTTTGTTGCGCCATCCACCATTTGGTATTGCAAAAAACGTGTAATTGTGCAAATCCAAATACATTGCTAAAACCGTTTGCAATCTGTGTTCGTGTTCGTTTCTCATTTTGCTGTCGTTTTAATTTCTACCAATCCCCTGTGTTCATCAAAATAAATAATTTCAAAATCCTCAATGGGTTTAAATGTATCCATCATAAATGCCTGACTGATTTCTAAACGTTTGGCAATTACTTGTTTTTTGCCACCATACTTTGATTTTCTGACCTGATTATATGCAATACATACAATTGATCCAATCGTGATAAAAACTGCGCTTAAAATTAATTTCTTTTTCATATGTCCGTTATTGGTTTAAATTCTGTGTTTATATAAAGGCGGAATTAATGCCCATTTTTAATTTAAAACAAATCCAATTGCACTTTTGGTTTATAACTTGAATCGTATTTTTTGTTTTCTCCTTTTGGATAATCTTCAATCGGATATTTTAAATTTTTTATAAATGTCCTTTTAAGTTTTCCAAGAAAATACACATATCTGTGTTTTGAACTTCTAAATTTCCGAATTGAATAATCAATATTTTTATTATAATGCCTTGAATGGGTGCCATCTTCAAATCCAATATCTGTCCTTTCTTTTGTGGCCCCTGTGTAAATCCAATTTGTTGCCTGATAAATATATCCATTATGTGACATCATCGTGTCGGCATAACTTACAATAATTAAATCATCTTTGATCAATTTCAATGCCTGTGAAACAAAATATGATAAAACATTTTTTTCAAGATTGTCATCAACGCATAATCGGTTTAATTCATAAACATATTGGCTAAACTCTTTGCCACATACACCATCGCATAATGATGGCGATGCAGGTTTTCCAATTGTCAAAACACCTTTTAAAATTTCAGATTGATACAATCCAAATGCATACGAAATTGATGGGATTCGTTTTGCATAATGTTTGTGCAACAACCAATCATATGTTTGTTCTGAAATGATCGATTTCACGTGATATTTTTCAGGAATGCTCATATAATCTGACCTTTTTCATCCAATGTCATATCCATATCAACTAATGAATGGCAAAATGATTTGTATGCCTCACCTTTACAGGCGGCCACCCATAATTTATGATCATTGTGAAATGGCTTTAATTTTGCAGCAATCTCAATTCGTTCCGGTTCAGGGCATTTATATATTTGGAATTTGACTAAATAATCGTACAATACAGATAAACCACCCACAGGCCAATCAAATTTGCCTTTTGTATCTTTTGCCACCTTTATTTTGTTAATAAACGCATTAACGTTGTAAATGGCCTGTTGCTTTAATTCCTTATCGGTTGGCACAGGTAATGTTGTTTCGGCTTCCGGCTTTTTGACATTCTTTGTTTCCTGCCTTGCATATTCAATGTATGCGTTCATGATCCTGCCAAAATATTCACACGAAAAATTCTCATAGCATTTGCAATCAGTATTTAATTTACCTGCAACTGCCATTTCAAATGCAATGGCTATTTCTTCGGGTGTTTGATTGCCGTAATTTGATTTGATAAATGCTAACAAAACATATTTTTCCTCATCTGTCGGCATATTTGCACCACGCAGGCCAACCATTAGCATTGATAACCGCAAAACCTGTTTTAAATCATTTTCTGATCGTGTCCTAATGTTTAGTGTGCTTTGTGCCTTAATTATTGTATTGACTATACCATTAAAATTTTGCAAGGGCTGCCATTCTTGCTGCACTCGTTCCAAGTTTTGTTTCTGATCCATTGTTGTTGTATTTTTTATTGTTATTCATCCACGTTGTAATTCGCCTTTCAATATCAAAAAATTTCTGATCCTCCCATCGCAATTTCCCATTTTTTTGATTAGGTTCTGCCCAATAATCAATAAATGATTCGTATTGATCACCCAATAAAAATGCAGATGATTCAATCAAATTTCGAAATTCATTTACCTTATTTTCTATAATAGTTTTTATAGATTCTTTATTTGTATTTTCTTTCTTTATATATACTGATGGTTTTGCTATATAAGCATTTTCCTCATGAGGAAAACCTCTATGTACATTTTCCTCATTAGCATTTTGCAATGTAGGTACATCAAATAATGTATATTGAACCAATCGATGGCCAATTTCGGACATATATCGTTCACGTGTTAAATACCCAAAATTCTCTAATTCCTTTAATGCTGCCATAATAGCCGGCAAACCTTCCTTTGATTGATATGCTATCCTTTCAGCACTAAAATCCCAACCATCAGGTTTTGATTGAATGTAGGCAAACAACCCTTTTGCCTTCAATGAAATTTCTTTGCTGTTTACCAAATCATTTGGCACCGTTGCAAATCTGTTTTTGATTACTAATTTTCCCATATTAATATAAAAAGCCACCAAATAAATCCACCGGATCTCACTTCGGTTTCATTAGATGATGGCATTTTAAGTCCATTGGTGTTATTATGTGAGATCACACCTACATCACAAAAATACAAAAATTACATTAACATCGAACCTTTCAATGGCTTAAATTT